ACGAGCCCAACACGATTCTATCTAAGAGCTTTCAAGAGAAAGCTAAGTGTTAATTTTGGCGATGCAAGTACAAGTCAACGCCCAATCACTCAGAACGTACAGACAACCATAACATTATGTTAATCTCGATCCACAGGACTGAACTTTTGGACCGAGCTTACTCGCAACTCAGAACCAGAAAAAACATATTACCAGAAAATTTTGAATCTATTTTCAAAGGTCTTTACGCATCAGAGATGCAATCACTCGTAAGAAAAACGGGTGAAAAACCAAACGGTGAACACTACTATTACTGGAGTTTCTCCAACGTAGATCACTCACGACACTCTGACGCATACGACTGGCTAGCTTGGGACATGATCAACCAAGACAAGTTATTTGGAAAAGATATCATATACTTTGGAGAGGACGACTAATGTCAAATAAAGAAGTAACCCGAATCGAAGAACAATGATGACGCTGAGTGTATGGCGTTCATCACTGGCGATGATGAGATTACGGACTTTCATTATTACTCCTCCGAAGACCTAGCCAATAATCACATCGACATCAAGAAAAGCCTAGCCAATAAATCAGAAAAATCTAAGTATCTAGAACACTCAACACAAGATAAAGATGAACTTGGCTCAGAGAGTTTTCTGTATGATTCAGTCCTCTCAGAACTATCAGTAGAGGAATTAATCGTAGATCCCCCCTATGACCCAGTCTGCATGGCTCGCTTCTTAGAAGATGACGACATCAATTTCCGAGCCGTTAAAACTAAAGTTACAGACAGTGTCGGCCGTCCTTACAAAATCAAGTCCGACGCACCCATCAAACCCGACGATCAAATCACAGAAGCAGATCGCAAAAAAGGCTACATCTCTGAATCTGAATTCCAAAAAGAGAGTAAAGCCATCACAGACTTCATCAAAAACGTCAACGATGCCAAGGAATTCGAAGACATCTGTTTCGAAGTTGGAATGGACAAAGAAGGCATCGGCTGGGGAGCATTCGAAGTTATCCGCAGCTTTGACGGAAAGATCGCCCGCCTAAACCACCTACCTGCCAGCCGCTTAAGAGTTCTTAAGGGCTTCACTGGATTTGTAGAGGTTCGCCACGGAGCTGGCCGCCAATACACTTACTATCTACCATTCGGCCACAAGATCGGAACGTATTCCCAAGACCCTATCTCAGGTGAGGAAACTTTCGTACCATACACTCCAGAAAAAGATGGCCCCATTGACGTTTCCGCTAATTGCCAAGACGGAAAACTCTGTTGGAACCTCAAAAATAAAGATGCTAGAAAAGCACGAGCAGGTGTAGCACCAACAAACTACTCCGAAGCTGCGAATGAGGTTCTCTTCTTACCAACCCCGCACAGTAACACCATCTATTATGGTTACACTGACGGGGTTCCTGCAATTGGTGCCATGGTTGCCAACTCTTACATCAAAGATTACATCATTCAATTCTTTGAGCACAATACAATTCCTAGGTATGCAGTAATTGTCAAGGGTGCAAAGATCGACCCAGAATTCCGAAAGATGATTGACAAATACTTCAAGTCTAAGATAAAAGGCTCTGCACACCAGACACTTGTACTTACTTTGTCAGGAATGAACAACCGTCAGATTGACATCACCTTTGAAAGGTTGGATGCAGATCAGAAAGAGGCGGACTTCATCGAAACCCGAAAGTCAAATAATCAGATTATTATGACTTCACACGGTCTGTCAGGTGCTATCCTAGGTATTAACGATGCAGCTTCGCTGGGCTCCGGAAAAGGAATGAGCCAAGCTGAACTTTACCGCGACCGAGTCGCAATGCCGTTGCAACTTTATTGGCAGAGAAAATTAGGCAAGCTGTTCCGACTAGGACTTGGAGTACAACACGCCAATATTCAATTTGAAGTGTTGGAAGTCCGAGACATGCTAAGTGCCGCACAAGCACTAAACCTGTTCTTACAGAATGGAGTAATGACCATAAATGAAGCTCGAAGAGAGCTTGGAGCAGGCGGACCACTAGAAGGTGGAGACGAGGCATTTGTAAGAATCAAGAACGCGAGCTTCGTAAGGGTAGCAGATATCCCTGAGTTACAATCTGCCGTTACCGATGATAATATCCGACTTAGCGACGACGGCTCGCCAGAGGATATTGAAATCGATCTAGGAACTTAAAAATGAAACAGTGCGAATTAAAATGGCTAGAGATTTCAACTTTTAACTTTAAAAATTTATTCCTACTACTTGTAGTAACCTTCGTTTTGACAGTACAAGTAGTAGAAGCCCCAACATTAAATAACGCAATACACAAACTAGCCAACAACAAAATACAACATCTCGAAAAATTCGAAATAGAGAATATCGAGATGCAAAAAAAGAAACGACAAGAAGGCAATTTAGAAATCACAACTAAACCCTTATGGACTAACAATGAATCAGAGTTTTAAACTAATCGATTGCCTAGCCCCATTTCAAGCAGGCAAGTTGACTGACAACTCTCTTCTTATTAAGGGATTCGCCAGTGTTGCACTTGTAGATAGAGAGCAGGATTTGGTATATCCTGAAGAGTTCGACGTAGCTACTTTCATGAACTCTCCGACTCTACTCTTCAACCATGACTTCATTAAGAACCGTGAAGGCAACTCGGAAGTTTCGGGGTCAGTTAAATTAGCCGTACCCGCTTACATCGCAGGCGACGACGTTTTAAACGAAGAGAACTGGGTAGTTAAATCAATTCGCTCCGACGAATTCGTTTCAACTTGGCCCAAGCACAAATCACCAAACATGCGAGAAGGGGACCAAGGCCTATTCGTAGCTGCCGAAGTGACCCACCCCATGGTAATTAAACAGATTGAGAGCGGTGAAGCCGGTGCCTTTTCTTGGCGTGGGTTTTCAGCTTTACAAGACATGGATAACGGAGTAACCCTCCTTAAGGCTATCGACCTTATTGAGATCTCAGTAGTAAATATGGCTGGTAACGCTCAGGCCACCTTCCTAGTAACTGACGAAGAAGACCCAGAGTTAAACCGAGAAATTTCCATGAAGAACCTTTTGGTTCAACAGATTAAATTTGATAAAACTGATTATAATTATAATCAGATTCTAGAATACACCAAGAAGTTAAATATCGATCAACCGATTCTCTCCGAAACTGACGAGAGCTTTTTCGTAGGTTGTGGAGATTCTTCTAAGGTGAAAAGCGAGAAAACTTTCTCGTTTAGAGTCGGCAATCTAAATTTGGTTGCCACACACAAGAGTATTGATGAAGAAACTTTAAATATCTGCCACGTAGGCAGAATGAACTCTACCTTAAACACGGAGATTCAGATGAACGAAAACGCTCCTGTTGAGAAGGTTGCAGAGGAAACGGTTGATCTAGTAGAAACTAATGAAGTAGAATGTGTTAAGTTCTACTTGGTAGATGCTGACACTGTTAAATCTCACTTTCCGAACGCTAAGACGGAACTTCAGAAGCAGACCGTTCTCGAAGAGATTCCCGTAGAGATCCATACTTTGCAACTAGAAGCAGTTAAGTCTGTAGAATCTACAGAAGTAGAAGAAGAGACCACTGAAGAAGTTGTTGCAGAAGAAGCAGCCGAAGTAGTTACTGAAGAAGTAATTACTGAAGAGGTTTCAAAGGACGCTGAGGCTGTTACCGAAGCTACTGAAGAAGTCACTGAAGAAGCATCTGAAGAAGTTGTTGCTGAAGAGACTACTGAAGAAGTTGAAGTAGTTGCTGAGGAATCTACCGAGACAGTCGAAGAGGTTGTTGCAGAAGAATCTAAGATTGATGAACTCCTTGAGTCTGTCAAGACTTTGCTTGCTTTGCACAACGCTGAAGCTGACGCACGTAAATCCGCCGAAGAAAAGGCGAAGTCTCTAGAGGAAACTCTAGAAGCTAAAGAAGAAGAACGATCTCAAATCGAAAAGCAGTTGTCAGAAATGAAGACTGCTATCCCAAGTCAAGATGTTCGTGAGGAAAAAGTTGAAGCAGCTAAGTCGGCTGCAACCTCCGACATTTTCGCATCTTTCAAACGAGTTAAATCCTAACCATTCTATAAGGTATATACAAATGAACGAAAACTTGCAAAAGTACCTATCTTCTAAGGCTTGTAACGTTTCGGACCTAAGCTTCGCTAACAATCCAAACCTAGAAGTAGATCGCGCATCAAGCGAATACATCACCCTGTTGAAAGACAACAGCCAGTTGCTTTCTGACATCACCGTTGTTGACCGAGCTGACTGTAAGGGTCAGATTCCTCGTTTCGACATGTGTGGTATCGGTTCTGCTGGTGCTAACGCTACTAGCTGCGTTCCCGGAAACACTCTGGAAGACAGCTACATCACTTACGACATGGTTAAGTACAAAACCGGCATGACTGTTGACGAAGACATGCTTGATTGTAACGAGTACGGCCGTCAGTTGAACGACATCGCTTTCAGCATGTTGCAAACCAAAGTCCGCAACGACATGGAATTGGCTGCTATTCTTTCTGACGCTGACCTGCCTACTGGCGACGGTCAAAGCGATTACAACAACCTGATGGGTGTTAACGACGGATTCCTTAAACTAGCTTTGGCTGGTGTTCCTGCTGAGCAGATCATCGACGCTGCTGGTGCTGGTCCTTCTGTTGCTCTATTCATGGCTATCCGCAAGAAGCTTCCAAAGCGATATCGCAAAGAGCGAGCACAATACCGTTACATCGTTGGTCCTAGCCTCCACGATTGGTTCATCGAGAACCGATCTGAGCGAGCTTCTGACTTCGGTGACGAAGTAATGGCTACCGGAAACGCTGGTCGTATGTTCGGTACTGCTCTTTACGAAGTACCAATGTGGCCAGAAGATCTGAACTACAACGCTGGTGCTCAAGAAGTTACCCACATCATGTACACCCCTCTTAGCAACTTGGTTTACTTCGTTCGTCGTCGTTTCGAATTCGAAACTGAGCGTCGTATCTCTTGTGACGACTACCAAAGCGTTGCTTGGTGGACTGCTGACTTCGCTATCGCTGAGCCAGAGCGCGTTGTCCTAGCTACCAACGTTGACGTTTGTGGAACTGCTTGGACTGGTTGTGAGAAAATGGCTGAAGACTGCGGTCCTTCTGCTGATCCTACCCACGTCCTGTAAGTTTAAGCTTACAAAAATAGGCAGAGTATATTTTATTCGGAGGTCTCCAGATTTGGAGGCCTCCACTGCCTACTTCACAAGGGGGGTCACTTTTTTCGACCCCCTTTTTTCTCTTTCACCTAAATAGGTTTT